ATATAATGACTCAGACGTCACTCAACGAAATGCGAATGGACAAACTCGCTCTGGATTATATAGCTTGTTTATACCTATGGAGTGGAATTACGAAGGATACATTGATTCTTATGGATTACCTGTATTCGATACGCCTAAAAAACCGAAGCAAGGGCCTCAGGGTGAAATAATAGATTTAGGTGTAATAGAGTATTGGAACAACGAAGTTGAAGGTCTTAAAAAAGATCAAGATGCTTTAAATGAATTTTATAGACAATTTCCAAGAACCGAAAAACACGCATTTAGAGATGAGTCAAAGGAATCTTTATTTAATCTAACCAAGATATATGAGCAAATAGATTTCAATGAAGATCTTAAAAATTCTATAAATATTACTAAAGGTAATTTTATGTGGAAAAATGGCATACAAGATAGTCAGGTTTTGTTTATGCCTAATAATAATGGTAGGTTTTTAATAACATGGGTTCCACCTGTTAATATGCAAAATGCAGTAATTACAAAAGGAGGTGTGAAGTATCCTTTAAATGAAAACTTAGGAGCTTTTGGCTGTGATCCTTATGATATATCAGGAACTGTAGATAAAAGAGGCTCTAAAGGATCTTTGCATGGCCTTACTAAATTTTCAATGACAGACACGCCACCAAATCATTTCTTTTTAGAATATATAGCAAGACCTCAAACTGCTGAAATATTTTTTGAAGATGTATTGATGGCTTGTGTTTTTTATGGCATGCCTATATTAGCAGAAAACAATAAACCTAGACTTTTATATCATTTTAAAAGAAGAGGTTATAGAGGTTTTTCTATGAATAGACCTGATAAAAAAAGAAATAAACTTTCTGTAACGGAAAGAGAGTTAGGTGGTATACCTAATTCTAGCGAGGATATTAAACAAGCTCACGCCGCTGCAATTGAGTCTTACATCGAAGATTTTGTAGGTTTAAAAGAAACTGGTTATGGTGATGTTTATTTTCAAAGAACATTAGAAGACTGGGCTAAATTTAATATTAATAATAGAACAAAACATGATGCTTCCATAAGCTCGGGGCTAGCGTTAATGGCGTGTAACAAGCATAGATATGCTCCTAGCGCGCCTCGAAAGCTGCAGTCAGTTGATTTAGGTATAAAAAAATACGACAACAAAGGAGTTACATCAAAAATAATAAGTTAAATGGGCATATACACCAATACTAGAAGTGCATTTCCTAGCCAAGTTGTTAGCGAACAAGAAAAGTCAAGCCTTGAATATGGAAAACAAGTGGCTCAAGCTATAGAAGGCGAGTGGTTTAATCAAGGTAGAACTACAGGTAATAGATATTTAACTAATTGGAATAATTTTAATCAATTAAGACTTTACGCAAGAGGTGAACAAAGTGTTCAAAAATATAAAGATGAATTATCTATAAATGGTGATTTGTCTTATCTTAATTTAGACTGGACACCTGTCCCTATTTTATCTAAATTTGTAGATATAGTTGTAAACGGAATATCTCAAAAAAAGTATGAAATTAAAGCATACGCACAAGATCCTGAGTCTGTAAAAAAGAGAACAGATTATGCTTCAATGTTATATGAAGATATGATATCTCAAGATTATTTACAAATACTTCAAGAAACACTAGGTATTGACGCGTATCAATCTCCTAGTAAAAATGTTGTTCCAGAGTCAAAAGAAGAGCTAGAGCTTCATATGCAGTTAAGTTATAAGCAGTCTATAGAAATAGCTCAAGAAGAAGCTATATCTTCTGTAATGGCTCAAAATAAATACAATCTTACTAGAAGAAGATTAAATATGGATTTAGCAGTTTGCGGTATAGCGGCTGTTAAAACTAATTTTAATACCGCCAACGGTGTTACTGTTGATTATGTTGATCCAGCATACATGGTTTATTCTTACACAGAAGATCCTAATTTTGAAGATATATATTACGTAGGTGAAGTTAAATCTATAACCATACCAGAGCTTAAAAAAGAATTTCCTGATATACCAGATGATGAACTAGAGCGCATACAAAACACGCCTGGCAATAAGTCTTATATAACTGGTTACGGAAATTACGATAACAATACAGTTCAAGTTTTATATTTTGATTACAAAACTTATAATGATCAAGTTTTTAAAATAAAACAAACTCCACAAGGGTTGATGAAAGCTATAGAAAAAGAAGATACTTTTAATCCACCCGAAAGTGACATGTTTGAAAGAGTTTCTAGGTCTATTGAAGTTTTATACAGTGGAGTTAAAGTACTAGGTACAAATATAATGCTTAAGTGGGAGTTGTCTAAAAATATGTCTAGACCTATGTCAGACACTACTAAAGTTCGCATGAATTATGCTATATGTGCGCCTAGAATATATAAAGGTAGAATAGAATCTTTAGTTGGAAGATGTACTGGTTTTGCAGATATGATACAACTTACACATTTAAAGCTACAACAAGTGATATCTCGCATGGTTCCAGATGGTGTATATCTAGACATGGACGGACTTGCTGAAGTTGATTTAGGCAATGGAACTAATTATAACCCAGCTGAGGCATTAAATATGTATTTTCAAACTGGTTCTGTTATTGGTAGATCTTTAACGCAAGACGGCGAAATGAACGCTGGTAAAGTTCCGGTTCAAGAGCTTCAAGCTGGAAGCGGTAACGCAAAAATACAAAGCTTGATTACAACATATCAATATTACTTACAAATGATACGTGATGTGACAGGTTTAAACGAAGCAGTAGATGGTAGCTTACCTGATCGCAATACTTTAGTTGGGCTTCAAAAATTAGCGGCTAATGCTTCTAATGCAGCTACTAGACACATAGGCCAATCAAGTATGTATCTTACTCTTAGAATAGCTGAAAACATAACTTTAAAAATAGCAGATGCTTTAGAGTTTCCGTTGACAAATAAATCTTTGCAAAATTCTATATCTACTTTTAATATAAAAACACTTCAAGAAGTAGTTAATCTTAATTTGCATGATTTTGGTATATTTTTAGAATTAGAGCCAGACGAAGAAGAACAAGCTAAATTAGAAGAAAATATACAAGTTTCTTTACAACAAGGTGGTATTAATTTAGAAGACGCTATTGACTTACGTCAAATAAAAAATCTTAAACTTGCTAATCAAATGCTTAAAATAAAGCGCAAACAAAAGCAAGAACAAGATATGCAAATACAACAAGCCAACATAGCAGCTCAAGCTGATGCTCAAGCTCAGACTGCCGAAAGAACTGCTATGGCTGAAGTTGAAAAACAACAAGCAATAACTTCTACTAAAGTGGATTTTGAGCAATCAAAAAGTCAAATGGAAATTCAAAGAATGAATACTCAGACTCAGTTAGACATGCAGAAAATGGCTAGAAAGTTTGAATATGATAGGCAATTAAAGCAAATGGAAGTTGATGCTATTGGTTCAAAAGAACAAATGATAGAAGACAGAAAAGACAAGCGTATAAAAATGGAAGGTACGCAGCAAAGCGAAATGATAAGCCAAAGAAAGAACGATGGCTTACCCATTGATTTTGAAAATCAGCCAGACGCTGATTTGAGTGCGTTTATGTAAACGTTATTTAATTATTTAATTATATTATATTATGTCAGAAATAAAAACAAATGAACCTGTTAAACAGGAAGGTGAGTTTAAATTAAAAACAAAAAAGAAAACACCTAAAAAATTAAACGAAACTAAGGATAATGTTACCAAAGTAAACATAAACCCTAAAGAACCTTTAGTTGAATTAGAGCCAGAGGTTAAAAAAGTAATAATTCCAAAACAAGAAGAAAAAGATGCCATTCAAGTCGGAGAAACAAAGGAGGTATCTGTGGAAAAACCATCCGGAGATAGCACAGAGGTGGGAGAACCTGTACAAGAGTCCAACGAGACTGCTGAAGGGTTTTCTCCGATCCAAGAAGTAACTGAAGCTGAAGTTAAAAAAGTTGAAGCAGAAGTTAAAGAAGCTATAAGAGATGAAAAAGTACTAGGTAGACAATTGCCTGAAAATATTGAAAAACTAGTTGCTTTTATGGAAGAAACTGGTGGGACAATAGAAGATTATACTCGTTTAAATGCTGATTATAGCAATGTAGACGATAAAACTCTTATTAAAGAGTATTACAAAAAAAATAAACCTTATTTAGATTCTGAAGATCTTGATCTTTTATTAGAAGACTTTGACTACGATGAAGACATAGATGAAGATAAGGATATACGCAAAAAGAAACTTGCGTTTAAAGAAGAAGTTGCAAAAGCCAAAAACTTTTTAGAAGAAACAAAGAGTAAGTATTACGACGAGATCAAGTTGAGACCGGGCGTTACTCAGGAACAACAAAAAGCTATGGATTTTTTCAATAGATACAACAAGGAGCAAGAACAAGCTGAGCAACAGCATCAAATGTTTAAAGATAGTACAAAAAAACTTTTTAGCGATGATTTCAAAGGTTTTGATATCAGTGTTGGTGAAAAGAAATATAAGTACAATATTCAGAATAAAGATAAAGTTGCAGAAAGCCAGTCTAATATAACAAACCTCGTTGGGAAGTTCCTAGACGAAAATGGTAATGTTAAAGATGTTAATGGTTATCACAAAGCTATTTATGCTGCTGAAAATGTAGATAAGATTGCCGCTCATTTTTATGAGCAAGGAAAAGCAGACGCTGTAAAAGAAGTTGTAAACAAATCAAAAAACTTGAGTGACACTAAAGCTAGGACTTCTCAAGGTGATGTGTTTATAGATGGATTTAAAGTTAGAGCTATTTCAGGCGCTGACGCTACAAAACTTAAAATAAAAACTAAAAAATTTAACTAATAAAAACTTAAAATTATGAGTTTAACTCCTCAATTTGGTAGTTTAATCCCTTCTCCTAAACAAGAGATTTTAGATTCTAACTACTTACAATTTAATGGTGGTGCTAACGTAGGCGACAGTGATTCTTTCGCTCAACAGTATTTACCAGAAGTATACGAACAAGAAGTAGAGCGTTATGGAAACAGAACGTTATCTGGTTTTTTACGTATGGTTGGCGCTGAAATGCCCATGACATCTGATCAAGTAATTTGGTCTGAGCAAAATAGATTACACATTTCTTATGATGATTGTGTTATTGGAGGCGCTTTAGCGGCTGATGAAATAAATGTAGCTCCTGCTGCAGGATTTCCAGGCGTACAAAACGTTATTTCTATAAACGACACAGTTGTTATCTTAGATACAGCTACAGGCGCTGAGCAAAAAGGTATTGTAACTACTAGTGTTGACACTACTGCTGCTGTAGATGGTGTAATTGGTGTTACAACTTTTGATGGAAATGGATTTGCTGGATTTACTAGTGGAGCTGTTAAAGTATTTGTATACGGTTCTTCTTATGGAAAAGGAACTACTATTGGAACTGGAGCTGGTAATTCAGCTGTAAGAAAATCAGTAGAACCACAGTTTACACAATTTTCTAATTCACCAATTATCTTAAGAAGCCAGTATGTAGTATCTGGATCTGACATGGCACAAATTGGATGGGTAGAAGTTGCAACAGAAGACGGTGCATCTGGTTACTTATGGTATTTAAAAGCTGAATCTGAAACTCGTTTACGTTTTGAAGATTACTTAGAAATGGCAATGGTAGAATCAGAGTACAATCAGACTGCTGGATTAGGAGCTTATGGCGCTGCTAAATTACCAGGATCTGAAGGTTTATTTGCTGCTATCAGATCTCGTGGTAATGTAGAAGTAGGATTTACTGCTGCTAACGGACTAGATGAATTTGATGCTATTTTGAAAAACTTAGATACTCAAGGTGCTATTGAAGAAAACATGCTTTTCTTGCAAAGACAAACAGCTCTTGATTTTGACGATATGCTAGCTGCGATCTCTGGTGGAACTGCCGGTGGTACTGCATTTGGTTTATTTGAAAACTCAGAAGAAATGGCATTGAACTTAGGGTTCAGCGGTTTCCGAAGAGGATCTTACGATTTCTATAAAACTGATTGGAAATACTTAAACGACGCTTCAACTCGTGGCGCTATCGATGGAGTTAATTCTATCGAAGGTGTATTAATACCAGCTGGAACATCTACAGTATACGATCAAGTTTTAGGAACTAACATCCGTAGACCTTTCTTACATGTACGATACAGAGCTTCACAAGCTGATGATCGTCGTATGAAGTCTTGGATTACTGGTTCTGCTGGTGGTGCATTTACATCTACTCTTGACGCTATGGAAGTAAACTTCCTATCTGAAAGATGTTTAGTTGTACAAGCTGCTAACAACTTTGTATTATTCCAAGGAGTATAATTACTTCTTAAATTAACCCTATGGGCTACATAGTGAGCGTAGCCCTAGGGTTTTTATTAACTATTTAATTTTATTATATTATGGCTAAAAAAGCTAAAGCAGAAGCTGTTGAGGTTGCACCTCAAGAAGTAGCGGTTAAAACTGCTCCAAAACCCACAAAACCAACGTGGGAAATTAAAGATAGAATTTATTATTTAAAAGGAAATAAATCTCCATTAACTTTAACCATTCCAGGTAAGCATACTAGAAAACACTCTTTATTATATTTTGATGAAAAAACAGGTAAACAAAGAGAGTTAAGATATGCTACAAATCAAGATTCTCCTTTTGTAGATGAGCAAAAAGGAGAGTGTACAATGGGTCATATAAGATTTAGAGATGGAACTTTAAACGTTGCTAAAGAACAACAAAATTTACAAAAACTGTTGTCTTTGTATCACCCTTTAAGAAATAAAATTTATGCTGAGTTTAGCGCAAAAGAAGAAGCTGAAGATCAATTAGATATTTTAGATCTTCAAATAGACGCTTTAAACGCAGCTAGAAATATAGACATTGATCAAGCAGAAGCTATATTAAGAGTAGAAATTGGATCTAAAGTAAATAACATGAGCTCTAAAGAAATTAAAAGAGATTTGCTTTTATTTGCTAGAAATAATCCACAATTATTTATTAGTTTAGCTAATGATGATAATGTTCAATTAAGAAACACAGCTATTAGAGCTGCTGAAGCTGGTATAATTAGATTATCAAGCGACCAAAGAACATTTACTTGGGGATCAAACGGTAGAAAACTAATGAACGTTCCTTTTGATGAAAATCCTTATTCAGCTTTCGCTGCTTTCTTGAAAACAGACGAAGGCGTTGAAATCTATAAGTCTATAGATAAAAAACTATAAAAACAAGTGATACTAATATAGGCGGTTTCGGCCGCCTTTATAGTATAAATAAAAAATTAATATGGCAGTAAGCGTAAACACGGTATATACTACAGTCTTGTACTTGTTAAATAAAGAACAAAGAGGTTATGTAACTCCTGCTGAATTCAATAGCGTTGCTGACTTAGTTCAAAAAGAAATATTTAATTCTTATTTTCCAGATGGAAACCAAGTTAACAGACAGAATCAAAATAATACTAATAATGATACTGAATTTTTTGATATGTTTAAAGATATATCATATAAATTATATCCATTTGTAAAAGAAATTTCTTTTACCTATAATACATCATTAAATTGTTGGTACAACGCAACTGCTTCTAATATCTACAAAATAGGTGAAGTAGTAATAGATTATAATGGGCAACCTAAAAATAGCTCAATAGCTCAACTTGTTAGTAAGAAAGATTTAGAAAAAATATCTAGATCTAAATTAACTTCACCAACAAAAAAATATCCTTTATTTTACACTTCTAATTCTATTATTCCAAACACTTCTTTTTCTCAATTAATATTAAAAACTTTTCCATCTGCAATATCTGGAGACAGTGTTTTAGTTAATTGCTTAATAAACCCGACATCTCCATCTTGGGGATATACTGTTGGTGGTGTTGGACAATACGTATTTCAACAAATAAATTCACCTAACTCAACAAGTGTTGATTTTGAATTAGATATTTCCGAACAAACAAATTTAATTATAAGAATATTAAAATATTTTGGTGTTGTTATAAATGATCCTACAATCATAGAAGTAGCTGCTTCAGAAGAACAGGCTTCAGAGGTTAATTTAAAATCTTAAAAAATGAGTCTATTAACAGAAACAAATCAACAATATTATCAAGGCGCTCAAGTATTTTTATCTGCAGATACTCTACCAACCCCTAATACTCAAAGTTTTAAAACTACTTTTAATACAGATTTAGTACTTGGAGGCCAAGACCCAAATAATGAAAACTACGCTTTAAATAATTTTAAAATATTTACAAGCGCAAGTGGTTTGCCTGGTGATTTTCAAGAGCTTACTAACTATAGTTTAGCTAATAATACTTTTAAAATATCAGGATTAGCTCAAAACACTTATATAGTTGTTCAGTTAAAAACATTAAGCGGTGGTCAATATGGCAATCAAGATGCTTTTGGTCAAACTGTAGAACAAAACTACGGGGGTTATGAGTATATAACATTAAACGATGCTATAGATAATTTTATGGTAGGATACGTTGGAGACGGCAAAATACTTCAATCAGTAAAAAAATCTGATGTATTATTTTTTGCTAAAAGATCTTTACAAGAGTTTAGCTATGATACATTAAAAAGTATACATTCTCAAGAATTAACAGTTCCACCTTCATTAAGCGTGGTTCTTCCTCAAGATTACGTAAATTACGTTAGAGTTTCTAGAATAGATGAATTAGGTATAAAAAGAATAATATACCCAGTAAATAACTTAACTATAAATCCTTACAACACACCGGTTCAAGATTCAGAAGGAGTTCCCGTGCAAGATAATTTTGGTAACAATATAGAAGGTACTTCTATTACTGAAGAAAGATGGGCTAAAGCAAATTTAAATTTATTAAATTTTAACTTATTAGACAACTTTGATGATTTTGCTTATTGGTGGAATTTATATGGATTTGATGGTAATTTTAATACAGGTAAATTATATGGACTAGATCCTCAAACATCTCAAATAAACGGCTGGTTTAGCATGAACCATAGAGAAGGTAAAATGTCTTTTTCCAATGAACTAGCCAATAAACTTATAACATTAGAATATATTTCTGATGGTTTATCTCATGACGGTGATAGTAGGGTTCCAAAATTAGCAGAAGACGCTTTATACGCGTCTATACTGTATAATATAGTATCTGTTAGATCTGGACAAAATCCCAATGATTTAATTAGATTAAAAAGAGATAGAAGCGCTAAGCTTAGAAATGCTAAAATAAGATTATCTAACATAAAACTAGACGAAATAGTTCAAGTTATGAGAGGTAAATCTAAATGGATAAAACACTAAAATTTAATGGCAGAAGTTAAGAATAGTTTTATATCGTCTAAAATGAATAAAGATTTAGACGATAGATTAGTTCCTAATGGTGAATATAGAAACGCTGTAAACGTTTCAATAAATAAATCCACTGGAGAAAACGTAGGCACAGCACAAACAGTACTAGGTAATCAACTTCTTGTTAATTATGGTCAAATCTTAAACGCTTCAAGCTTAGAAGTTATAGGTGTTTTACCAGATGATAGCTCTAATACTATTTATTCTTTTCTAACAAACAATACATTAGAAAGATATGTTCCCGTTGGAGCGGTAGGTGTTACGAGTACTTATCCAAGCCAACAAAACAGCTTTGATGTGCTACCTCCTGTAATTATAAATAACCCAGGTCAAGGTTATGATAACATACAAAATGGATCTACAACAAACGTTTCTGTTGCCAATCCTAACGCTTCGGGTTTATTGCTAAGTGTAGTTTGCGACCCTACCGCAGCTGTTTCTTGTACTTTAATATCTGGTGGATCTGGATATCCCAATGGTTTACAGCAAAACATAAATACTATAGCACAGAGTCCATCAACTGGATTTGGAGCTATAGTAAGTTATTTCGGCGCTAATAACTCTGTGACAAGTCCTACTATAACTTTTGGAGGAACTGGATACAATGCTGGTGACGTATTAAGAGTTTTAGGTGGTGGAAGTGGAATTAATGCTGTTATAGAAATTAGTTCAGTTAATAACACTGGAGCTATAACCTCTGTTGAAGTAAAAAACTCTGGTTTTGGTTATTCAATTGGAGATATAGTTCAAGTAGATGGTTTTGATCCATCGGGTTTCGCGGCTGAAATTCAAATTAACTCTCTTTTATTATGCGATAATTTTGTTGTTTCGTTTAATATTAACGAATTAAACCAATTAACAACAATAGCAAAAGGTTCTTTTTTAAATTTTTCTACTTTAAATCCTATTAATGGAATTAACTTATTAGAAGAGTTGTTGTTTTTTACAGACAATAGAAATCAACCTAGAAAATTAAACATAACAAGAATAGATCCTTATTACACTACAGAAGATCAAATATCTGTGGCTAAGTATTATCCTTTTGATCCTATACAGCTATATCAACCTAGCGAAGTTGCAGGAGCTATTTATGACACAGGAGAAATAGACGCTGTTTCTGATAGTAAAATTATAAATTTCAACGTTACACCAACGCAGTCATCAAGTTCTAGCTTAGGTGTTATAGGTACTTTTGCTCAGATTACAAGTGGTGGAGAAAATTATAGCACTGGCAACGGCAATAATACAGTCGGTGGTACTGGATTTGGGTTGACAATAGATATTGATTCCGTAGAT